ACCACGATTTAAAACTGGCGTTTGAGGGCACACATTACACATCCGAAATGTGTTACAAGAAGACTCTTTCGACCAGTCTCTATCATTTGATGGACACATATGTCCTTTGTCATAACCGCTTCTTGAGTATACAATTTCTTTTACAGAACTTTTACAGACTGTAAATTTAGAAGATGCTCTATTATTGATAGCTTCGCTTAGAACTGCGTCTTCAAAAGTAAGGTCCCATATTACGAATGCAGGATTATGATTTTCTACATCGTACCAAAGCTCATATGTCTCATGGTTGTGATATTCTAAAGCCTGTTTCTTTATTATCTCCAAATTTTCATTTGCGAAAATCATAGAAATGAAAACAGACATTATTGAGAACCAAACCATGAAAGCCATCATCAACTTTTTTCTCATAATGTTTAATTAGTCTTAAACTCTCCGATTATTTTAATCTTTATTATCCAAAAATAATTATCAATTCTACAATATGAGATTAATTTCACTTAACCAAGTCGTCCAATTCCCTAATTGCGTTCTCAACTCTCTCTGAGAATGGATTTTCTTTCAAATTACCAAGCTGCTGCTCATATGCCTTAATTTTGTCTTCAAGGTCGGTAACTTTAATGTTCAATCCTTCATTCTGTGTTGTAAGATTGGCAATAGTCTCGTTTTTCAAAATAATTGCCTTCTTAAACTCTTCAAATTTTTCAATGACTGCAGCTTCTGTCATGCTTTCTTAATCTCCTCTTCTATTTCTTTTACAATCTGGTCAACTTTTGGTGAATAGCGTGGCTCTCCACTTGGATTAGACCGTGTTGCTACTTTTACAGGATTTAGTATTGGCTCATCAATATCAACTTTTGGTAAAGCATTTTCTTCATAAACTTTGTCACGAATTGTTGATACTTTGATTGGCATTATTTTATGCTCTTTCTTTTTAGAAGAATATTTTGCAATGATGTCGTCTGTATTCAATTCCATAAAATAAACTGCCTTCTTACATTTTGCTTCAAATCTGTCTTGATTGAGAATACCATCACCAGCATATGAGATGTAAACTGAAATCAAGAAGCGTTCTTTTTCTTCTTCGCTCTTCCATTTCATATAATGTGAAACTTGTGAAAGAAGCTTACGATCAATAGTTGCTTTTGGCGTAAATAAGAAAATTAAATACTCCTGAACGATGCCAGCCAAAAAGATGAAAATTACCATGAGCCATTCAGAAATTCCCATTCCACCAGCTTTTGCATCAGCATTTATATATGCTGCCATCAATGTGAAAATCTTTGAGCTTTCACCAGTATCTCCAGTATCACTTTGCCAATGTGCAATTCCTGATTGTAAACGTGAAATCGCAAGCTGAATATCTACTAATGAGCCGTCGCTCTTTACAAATGAAATCAATTCACCATCTGGAGTTCTGTATTCTTTATCAGCCAAAGCTTTCAAAGTTGACTCAATTTCAGACTTATCATATGCAATGCTCTCTTCAATGTATGATGAGCTGTCGATAACCTCAAATTTCTTTGCATTTTCAAGAAGTTTATTCTTAACTGTATATTCATCAATCCAGTCAATGTTTGATTGTGTTACGCCTTCTGGAGCTTTTGAAGCATAAACTCTTTTCAAGTTGGCAAGTTGTGTTTTGTAGTCTTCTGCTTCTGTATCTAATTCTTCACGTTTTGCACGGTATTCAACAACATATTTCCATTTCTCTTCAAATGAGTCAATGACGCTTTTCTGTGCGTTTTTCTGTCCTGAGATAGAGTCTTTTTTCGCATCGCGGTTTTTATTTACGCCATCACGAACAGAGTTTTGAAGCATTACGAGTTGATCAACATCAGTTGCCATATTCTTGATATTCTGTTCCATATTACGAATACCAGCACCAATTGAGTTGAATGACAATGAAAGAGCTGTTACAATAGAAACAGCAATTAAAAACTTATGTGCGACATGCCAACCTATACGAGCCTTTTTTAAGTCATTGCCCCACATCAAACCTTGTGCTACAAGACGAGTTTGAAGTTCACGAAGCATTCCAATCTGCATAGCACACCAGAACTTTCCTGAAATGAAACCAACTGAAATAATTGTATACAAAACAGCAGCTGGTAATGGCAATGTCGCTAAATGTAAGATTGATTTTGAAAGACCACTGAAAAATGTCAGGTCAATAAATCCAGATGCGATTGAAAGTAAAATACAAGTGAAAACAATTCCACTTATTAGAATTACTGAATTGTCAATGTAGCGATTTCCCTTTTTGAGGGATATTTTTGGCAATGAAAATTTCTTTACACTTTTAACGTTTTTCACACTTAATTCCTCACTTAATAGATTAATTAGTAAAGGGACAAACACTCAATAAATGTTTGTCCCTTTGAAGCAAGGAATAAATTATATGTTTTGCTGTAACTTTTCAATAATGTTATCTACAAGTTTTACGGCATCAACAACTTCTGAAAACTTATGCAGCTTCGGAAGCAGACGCAAAAGCGCACGCATGTCTTCACGAATAAGCTCAGGTTTATCATATGTAAACTCATCTACAATTTCATTAATCTGGGCTTCTGTTTTATCAACAGAACATGCCCAACCAAGCGGCAAGAATATTACGCTATCAAAAATAGCATTTGTTGCAGTTTCATAGAACTTAGCAAGATACCATCGGAATTTCTTGAAGTCTTCAATTGTTTTTTGTGCTTGTGAAAGTGATGCTTCACCTTTTGAGCCAGCTCTATAAAGATACTTCGCCTGCATGATACAACCAGCAGCAATACCTTCATAACCAGCAACCATTACAGCCAACAAGTCAATACATTCCTTATGTCCACCGCCTTTCTCATAATGAGATGGGTGGTTTACTCTGTCATTTGCCATCTTTCATTTCCTCTTCAGCAGCTTTTGTAAAAAGATTAATGATGTTTGGCAAGTCTTTGTTTGCTGAGATAAGGTCTGCCAGATGAATGAGTTTCTGTTCTTCATCATGTGGTTTTGGAAGCTCAACAGAAGAATATTTGCTTGTGTTCCATCTTCCCATATGAGTTGCGACATTTTTCGCAATCAAGAATGAAATAAGAGCATAGTCTTTGCTTTCTTTTCCAGTTTCAGAAACAAGGTCTGCAGCCAAAGTCGCATGTTCAAATTGAGTGTGTGATGTGTCTTCACTTTTGTATTTGCAAATATCATGCAAAATACATGAAGCGATGACAATCTCACGATGAAACTCTTCATCATAGTAAGGGTCGGCACGCATCATAATCTTTGCAATTTCTGCAACAAGAATAGAATGACGCACATTTCCGCCATGCCCCATATCTGAGACTGGGTGGTATTTTCCACTTGATGATGCAGGATTTTCTGCGTTAGCATCATCTGCTTTTTCAAGAACACGATTTACAAAGTTGCGGATATTTTCTTCTTTCAATTCGCGGTTTACATAATCTGCGAAAATATTTACAAGTTTACTTCCCATTTTTTATTCCTCTCTAACTAAAAAATATCCGGTCCAAATTGCGCCTTCATACACAAGAGATGTTATCTGTTTGACAACCATATTGTCTTGTTGCATTCTTTTTGCAAGCAAGTCTGTTGCGTCTTTCTTAAGTTGCTCAAAATTAATGCTGGTGTCGAACTCAGCTTTTGTGGTCCATGTTTCAGGAATGTATACAGTTGCCACTGCTTTTTGCATTATTTCTCTCCATTTCCTTGTTTTTTAGCAGCATATTTTGCAAGCCACTTTTCTTTTGTCAAAACTGAGCCATCTGAGTCATAAATAGGTGACATACCCCACTTGTATCCAGAAACTTTTCGTACATATAATACACCAGTATTTTTATCCATTACAATTGCAGTAGAAGCATTATCATTATCGGCATGTACAAGTTCAACAGGATTAAAGAAATCTGTAAAGGTAACGCCTTCTGTTTTACTTGTTGAAATCTCTGTAATCTTAATTTCTGTAGGAGCATTACAACTTGTGAAAATAATTGATGCAATCAATATTAAAATAAATTTTTTCATTTTATGCTACCTCCAGAATTGAAAGCATATAGTCACTATTTGAAGTAAACTTCTTAATAGTTCCAAGTTCTTTAAAGTTTGTGTCTTCAAATCTCACATAAGGCCATTTCCAACCTCTTCCATGCCATTTGATGGCTGCATATCCAATAAGATTTCCGTCATAGTCATAGCACTCTGCATGAGACTCATCAAAACTCTTATAAGGAAGACCCAATGTTTTTCGATAACTTCCTTTAACGTCCCACCATGCGAATGTTTTACCAATTTTTTTGTAAAGTTTTTCTACTTCCAGAAATTCAGGAAGAACATTTTTGAAGGCGATTCCAGAATCGTATATTTTTAATGCTTCAGCATAATTAAGCTCAAGGTCAAGGCTGCCGAAAATAAAGATAATTTCAGAACCACAAGGAATTTTACGTTCACAAGTAATACCAAGCAGCCCATCGTTTTCCATAATTCTTGTTGAGAAATTTGAAAAGTTTTTAAGAGTTTCAGAAACCTTTTCAAGTGTAAAAGACTGGTCTACCAAAACCCTGTCAAGAATTGTTACAATTAAATTCTTTTTGAGTTTATCAGAAATTGTATTCCAAAATGGAAGTTCAGCACAGTAATTTTTAACCAAGTCAATCTGTTTAGTAAAGTCAAGATTTGATACTCTTTCGTATTTTGCCATTTTATTCTCCTTTCAATCAGTGTGATTGATTTACGAATATAATATATGAAAACTGCAAAGAAAGTTCAATATTATATTAACTTTTTCCAAATACATTTTTGATTATCTAAAATTCCATGATATTTTCTAAATCCATTGATACAAGACAAGATATGTGATTTTGAAAATTGTGGATATTTATCTATAATATCTTGTAAACAATCAAAAATCTCATTTGTATTTACAAGCAATATTTTATATCCACAATTTTTTGCTCTATTTCGAGCACTTATTTTCATATTTTTCTTTTGCTCTTCTGAAAGTTTTTTTCCTTTAATCCAAGTTGGTTTTCCTTTATTAGCTTTAGAAATTTTTTTCTTTGTTTCATCACTAACAGGTTTTCTTGGTTTTGGAACTTTTGGCTCATATTTCTTTCCTTTTCCTTTGTTCCAAGGAATAATTTTTTCACCTCTTAATTTTTTCAAAGTTATAGGCGCAATTTGTCCTTTTTTGAAGCCGTATGTGTTTCCCTTCATTTGTTCAGATAATATTTTTGCTCTATTTATTTTTATTCTTTCATATTCTCTTGAACTAATGTGATAATCACTATTTGGCCTTGATACAAAAGCATAAATTGCATATGCCATTTCTTTTGAAGGATAAATTTTTGTTAATAATTGATGACAGAAAAAATGTTCACGAGCTGTAAGTAAAACTTGATTTGATTTTCTTTTTGTCCATTTTGGAAACAAAGACCTTGGCAAGATGTGATGGTTTTCATAATAACCTTCCTTCTTTGAACGGTTTTGTGCTATTGCGTGTGCAATGATACACATATAGATGTGTCTGTAGTTCATTGGTTTTTCTCCTTTAAAGTGCTTTCCACGGCACTATAAAAAATTAGTATGAAAAGAGTTAGAGAGAAGCACCAATGAAACTTCTCTCAACGAGGTGGAAGCTCGCTGTCCTCTTAAAATTAGTCCTTAAATGTAAAATGTTCTTTATGAAGAGTTGATGCTCCATAAGTCGAAGCAAATTTTGACAAGTCGCGTTCATTTCCAACACGAATACCAGTTTCAGCAATCAGCCATGCACAAAGTGCGGCCTGTTTTCGAGCTGGATCAGAAGACTTGATGCCTTCAAGAATATGCTGTTCAATATTCTTATAGTCTTTGATAACCTCAAAGGTCTTGTCAAATTTCTTCTCGACATTTTTCTCAGCAATTGCACCACCAAGATTGACCTTTTTCGGAAGCTGCATTGCAGTTTTCATTTCTGGTCTTCCACACTGCTGCTTGTATTTCATAACCCACTGTGAAGTTGGTGACTTTTCAACTTTACCTTTGAAACCAGCAGGAACTGTTCCATTTACACAATTCAAAGTGATGTCTTCTTCACGAACACGATATTTCCAGCAACCAAAGCGAGGGTCTTCACCACGTGTGATAATCATTGAAGGGGCTTCAACCTGGAAGGCAACTGGAATAGCTACGCCATCAACAATTGCATTTCCGTATTTTGCTTTCTTTTCATCGTTTTCTTTCTTGATTTCAGCACGATGCTCTTTTCTGTAAGCAGCTTTTTCTTCTTTTTCAATTGCCTGGTCAGCCTGCATTTGTTTGAAGAGCTTGACATAGTCAGCAGGGAAGTTGAGTTTTTTCTGGTTTTCTGTAAGTTCAGGTTTAAGACACTGGATAAAGTTTCCAGTTTTGAGAATTTTTTCCCAGTAGATTTCATGCTCATAATATCGAGCACAATTGTACAGCATTTCTTCAGCAAGTTTTGGCAATACCTCACCATTGAGCTTGTAGCCTTTTGCTACATATTCAGGTGGTAGAACCGGTGTCGGTGGGGTCAATGTCTTGTATCTCTTAGCTTTTGCCATGATTTCCTCTCTGAATTATTATTGTTATTTACATTTATAATATATGAAAAATTCTGTATTTATTCAAAAAGATTAATAAATTTTTATATAGAATTTATCTATTACTATTATATAATTTAAAATCATTAGGGGAACTTTTGCTTACCCTTTTAAAGATTATTTAAACAGGTAAGTTACTTTTAAAGATATGTGACTATCTTAATATGGAAAAATTATTTGATGAAGAAAAGTCTCTTTTTAGAAAGAAGATGAATGAAGCAACAGCTGACAGGCCAAATGTCAAAGTAATAAAAGATATTATCAAGCTTGCGATGCTCAAAAATTCGATGAAGAATAAAAACAGCCTCAAGCTTGTTGAACTATACAACTATTTTGGATTGGACGCATTCGTAGACCTTATTGACATTATGAATGGCACAACAATTTCGTTCCCTTCAATTGAAGAATTTAAAGATACTGTTAAATTGTCAATTAGTTATTATTATAAGTTTTTGAAAAACAAGTCTTGGGATGAAATTAAAGAAATTATAAATGACGAAGAAGGTGGAACGAACGTTAAATATGGAATAAATTGTTCGAAATTACATAAATTTATTACAGAGCTTTCAGAATATCAAAAGTTCTTAGATGCTCATAATGAGGAAATTCAAAATGAGCGAGAATAACAACTATGAAACAAATGAGTTTATTGTGTTCTTAAAGATTTTTCAATCTCTTTTAGAAAGCAGTCCTTCACAAAAAGCAAATAACGCAAAAATTAAAAATTTAAAAGACGAACTTTTTGAAACATCTCGCAGTTTTAATGAGCATGTTTCTCTTTGATAATCATATCAACAGTTTCAGGCTCGATTTTAGTATATAAATAATGATTTTGCAAAAAAGCATTTACTTCATCAAAGTCCCATTTTCCATTAAATCTTTCTAAGACTTTTTCAACTTGTGATTTCGACGCAAAGTCATGAATTACAAATTGTGAAGCATAACGAATACGCATTTTGTAGTCATCACGGTCAGACACAAACATCATTTCACGTTTTTGGTCTTCTATGTATTCTTTTGCAATTTTAGAAAGTAACATTTCATCTGACAAACAATGTCCGGCATATTTTCCGTATCTATCCTTAAAAACTTTCAAGACTTTGCCGTATTCTCTAAAAGTTTTATTATTTGATGCTAAATATCCAGATTCAGTTCTTTTTAATTCATTAAAATCCATATTATTCTCCCGCATCAATTGACTCTTTTACAACAGAAACATCATTAGAATATTTATCTTGAACAACTATTTCAACATCCCAGTTTCTATCTCTGATGACTGCTTTTACTTTACAGTCTAAGATACTCAAATCTGGAAATTTTTCATTAGATTGAGAAATAATCATTTCACGAACAACACTTTCATTTTCAGTCTTAAACTGAACTTTATCATTCAAGGCAAACTCAAAAAGGCCGCCCCAATTTTTTTGGCGAATATAGTCAGTCCTCTTAGATTGAAGCCACATTCTGTATGGATTTAAGATTGCTTCAAAGTTGTGCTCAACCATCTTACGTGTAGATGTTGTGTATGGGTCATCAGGGTCTTCTAGCAATTTATAGTCAATATCTATAAAATTAACTGTTCCTTGAGGCTCTTCTAAGAGCTTTTCTGTTTTCTTTAAAAGTGTATTAACCATTGCCATTTTTATGTTCTCTCCAATTGTGATGGACCATACCTTTGTGTTATAGCACGTGAAATTCTAAGTCTTTCAAATGTAGTTGTGTCATCACCTTTTTCGCCATCACTAAATTTATTTATGTTAACACCTGGTCCCCAAATAACAGATGGAGCATCTGCGCCTTCTTTCTCTTTTACAGCATCGCCAGTTGTACTGAAGTTGCTGTCATTTGTTCGTGTAAACTCACTATTGAATAAAATCTCAAACTTAGAGCAATAATACGAGATAGAAAGCGTTTGGTCACCTTGGTCTTCATCATATGAATGCTTTATTGGTGGAAGCTCGCGTGGAACCATACCATAAATATTTATAATATACAAAGGCTCTGCTTCAACATCAGGATTAAAAACATCTTTCTTCTTTTTATAATGGTATGCAACTAGCTGGCATTTTCTAAACTTACCAGATTGGCCACAACGTAAAACATTATATTGGTAATTATACCAGCGTGCCATCCAGTTTTCATGATAATGATATATAGAATGGTAAACGTCTTCGAGCCAATTTATAGTAATTTCATAATTGAATTTTCCACTCTTAAAAATAGGAATTTTTGTAAGCTCATCTGTTTCATAGTCAAATGTTAAACGTGGAAGCTCAATTGAACGGCATCTCATATGAGCGTTATACAATTCTTTTAATGAGTCATCATCAGTACCCTTTACGCTCTCAGAAAAGTTTGCTAAGAAAAATAAATTTTGAGACTGTGGCTCTAAGTCAAAAATGTAGTCTTCTTGCTCATTTTCAAATTCTCGAGTAAATCTTGTGTCAACTAGGCCTTTGTTAAAGTCAAAACCGCCATTCTCGCTCTTTCTTCCGAATTGCATAATAAATTAGTTATATATCCGATGGAACGCACTTTTCATTGCTAACTGTATTGAAACTTCAGGTGGTGAAGTTGTGTCAAAAGAATAGTCTATATCTGAGATACCAATAATTCTAACATCTTCTAATATCCATTCTGAAATTTGTCCACCACCATTTAATAAAACATTCGGTGTATTAACATCATCAATATATTTTTTACCACTTTTTAAATCTGAATGAGCTCTATATTTATGATACAATTCTCTGAATTGATTTGGTTCAGAGTTCATTGAATTATTTAATAAATTAAAATTAAAATTAAAAAAATTAAAACCAAAATTAGTAGCAGTATTGATACGATTATGTTCAAATCCAGAAATTTCTTTTATGACAATATCAAGTCTATGTTGTCTATTTATGTCAATAAATTTTTCCATAAATATTGAAGATGCTGGATAAATTTTAGGCTCTTCAAACTCATATACGCCAGCAATCTCAGCAAATTTGTCTAAAACGAAGCAGTCTTGGTCTATACGAACATTCAATGTCGTTTCATATGTTCCTTGGAGTTGTGAAGCAATTTTCTCAACAGAGCCATTTATTGTGTTTATTGTGAAAGTCTTTGCTTTAAGACGTGGAATTTCTATTGAGCCAGTTCGTGTATACATAAGTGTATCAAATCCACGTAAGCTTTTTTGGTCTTTATCTCTAAATACGAATGAAACTTCAAAAAAGTTTTGCAAGAAGTCTGCACCTGCATCAATGATTTCACTTATGCTTTTATTTTTGTATTTTTTAATAGTTGGCATATTGTTGGTGACATCATTAAGTTGTGTTTTCATCCATTTTGAGCTCAAGTCATCCGACTTTGTAGCATCATTTAGTCTACTCAAGTCATCATCCAACAGGTAGTCAGATGATACGATATTTGATACAAAAATATAAGAATGGCTTCTTTGCATTTCAACAAGCTTTTCAAATTTTGAATCAAAATTCTTAAAGTCTGTTACATCTGCTGAGTCATTAATTCCTTCAAGTGATTTTTTGATAAAATTATTTCTTACGAAGACATTTCCAATAGCATTTAAAGACTTTACTTTCATGTCTTTTTTCATTTTCTTCATAAGCTGCTCAACATTTGTAGTTTTCTTTTTTGTCTTATTTTCTGTTTCAATAGCAAGGCTTCCATTTTTTACAAAAAGCATATTTTGAACATTTTTAAGCTTTTCAGATGTTTCTTGCATCATCACGTTAATAGAGTCTTCTAAGTTTTCATTTTTCAATGGTCTTAAAATTACCATTTTTAGTATTAAGTCTTTTATGCTTTCTTCCATAAGCTTCCCAATATTTCATGTTTTCCAGAATAACCACCTTTATAGAAGCGGCCATCATTAGTATCTTCACCAGTTTTATATATACGTGAGTTTTTATAAATAAATTCAATAGACATCTCAGATAGTCCACCATCTGATGAATACTTTAAGTTATCTGTTCCTGTAAATTTGACATCTCTAAAAACAATTACACGATAATATTTTTCTTGTCCATCTGCTGGTGTGCTCAAATTTCTAAGTTTGACAGCTAAACATAAATGATTATTATTGAGGTCACCTGATGAAAAACTATTTGCAAACAAATGCACAAAAGTTTCTTTATCAGAGATTTTTCCTTCATAGAAGTTCTTTTCACCAATCATACTTCCAAAGAAGTTTAACCATGCTAAGCTGCTATCAAGCCTAAATGTAAATGTAGCTTTTCGTGAAACATCATGCATTGAACTTAATTTTTTAATTCCATGTGTAATGCAGTTTATTTCAAATGCTTTATTTTTCAATTGAGGAACATTTATTCGTGTCATACGAACAGCAAGTCCATTTGGTGTCAAAAAGACTTTTTCACGCGGATTAGTTGTAATTGAAGCCAACTGCGAAATTTCAAGTTTCTCTGAGCTGTTGTCCCAATAAAAAGCTGCATCATAATGGTTTGGAATGAAGTCTGGACCTGACACAATTAATTTTTCAAATTCAGTTCCTTCTTGCTGTGGTGTTGAAGAGTCTCCATTTTTTCGATAAATCTCAAATTGGCCAACGTCTTTTGCTAATTCAGACTTAACATTATTTTTTTCTTCATCATATTTTGTTTGAAACTCTTGATGGCCCTCTCTTATCTTATTATATACTTTTTCAGCATTTTCATCTCTCGACCTCAATAGCATGCTATTAAGCTCAAAATATTGGGCTATATCATTTACGCCTTCAATGTCATATTCTTCAAAAAATAAATAACCATATAAGTCACCAGCTGCTTGTAAATATTCTTTAAATGTGAGTTTTTTATCAACATTGAGCCATGTTGGAGCAGGATAGCGTTTTTCATCGATAGCTAAAGACTTCTTTAATTCTTCAACTTCTTTATTTTCGCCATTCTTTCCAAGTTTAAATCCTTTAAAATATTTTTCTTTTTGGTCTGTGATTATTTTATGATAATTTCTATATTTTTCATTTATAACTCTTTTATACATTATAAGAGCTACAGTCCATTCAGCTGTTGACAAAGCTTTGAAAAGATTTAATTCATCTAAAATGTCTTTTGCACCATTTTTGATAGACTCTTCAAGTTCTTCACCTCCATCATTCCACCATTCTTTAAGAGTGACATCACCTTTTCCTTTAATATGAACTAAGCCATCTTCAAATGTGCGTTTCCAAGCTTTTGCATAAGAGTCATTGTTTCCTTTAAAAAATTGAGAATAATAATTCTTATCATCCATCAGTTTTTTGACTTCATCGATATTGTCTCGCATTTCTTCAATTCTGTCTTGCGTTTCACTCGATAAACTTCCAATATCATTTATATTTTTAATAATTGCTTTTGTTTGATCAGAGTCTAAAACTTGTTTTGCGGCAACGAATGGAGCTGTTACATGTGTAAAAGGCGCAAGTTTGTTTTCACCAATCATATCAACAAACTTGCGCATATTTTTTAATGAGTCTTTGAATAATTGTCCACTTTCATTAAGCTCTGTTGTCTGCATAATAAATAATTAGTCTTCTATGAGCAGATTGTAGGCAATATAATTTTTCTTAGTGTCATACTGACATTTTGGATGTGTCATATATGCTAAAAGAACATCATCCTTTGAGAAAACACCCATTTCAGTAATTTCAACCTTTGTGTCTTTTTTCTCATTAAATGGGTCTTCAGTTGAGTCAATTACAAAGTTTGAAATAACATCAATTTTAGAGTCTTCATTTATGATGTTTGATGAGCCACTCTTGTAAATATTGTTGTATTTAATGCCAACAAAATATTTATAGTCATCTTCTGAATAAAGGCCCTCATCATAATAAAGACTAAAATTGATGTCAGACGTTCCATAGTCAATGCTATCATCATTAAAGTCTAATGTATAACCATCTAAGTTTTCTTCAAAAAGCTTATTTCTTTTAATAGTATCTGTGAAAGGCTTAGAATTAAACTCTATTTTTCCATCATTGTAAGCAGACTTTATTCTAAATTTTTTCAAGAATGGATTAGACTTTATGCCTTTCTCAAAATATTTATTTTTATATTTATCATATGAAGTTTTATAAATGAGTTCATTTAGATTGATACGCACTTCATGTGACTGATAAATTTCAGATGAGCAATCACCAAGCTCGTCACCAATAACAGAATAGTTTACTCTTCCATCAACTTCAATTGGCTTTACAAATCTTCCGAATTTATCGGATAACCAAACTCGATAGTTATCTTTGTTTTTCCAAGTGTCTATACTGTATTGAGACATACTATTGCCATTATAATTTTGTCCATCGTATTCAAATGCAGGAGGCAAGAACACATTTTCGTTTATCCAAACTCTATCATATCCAAAAAAGTCTATTTCGTTTACAGAAACTTCTGTAAAATAGTCTTTATTATTCATTGTGCTTGTGTCAGGATAGAATGTTTGAACTGGAAGCAATTTCATTACAAAGAACTGTCCTTTATCAGACAAGTCTGTGTCAATTTTCATTCTGTTTCCTTCAATCACTTTAAGTGTAATTTGACTATCATCAGAATATTCAAATGCTAATGGCTCATCATAATAAACTTTTCTTTCAAGAGAAGAAATCAATTCATTAAATGACAAGTATTTTGGTTGGCTTAAAATGTATTTTCCTCTTAGGCCATCAACAATACAGTTCTCTTTTACAGTATAATCAGCTGAACTTACCAACTGTGTGAAAACAAATGTGTTATTTTCAACATCAAATATATTTGTAGTTCCAGGCACATTCTTAAATTGTCCAGTCAACTCAAAGTTATGGTATTTTGCAGTCACAATATAATTCTCACCATCATCACTTCCATATGAGAACTCAAACATGTCTGTAATGTCTAATTCTTTTGAGAAAACCTTTACACTAAACTGCTCATTTTCATCATCACTTTTTTGTGGATGAGAAACATAGAGTTTTGGACTTAATTCATGGATGTCTAAGTTTATTGTATAAGTCTTTTCTTCGTCAACAGTTTTAACATAGATTTTATTCTCTTTTGTGTAGTTAAGAATTTTTAACTCAATATTTTTATTATCAATTGTAGATACCAAAATATTTTTGTTATCTACAGGTGAAATTTCCGCAATTTTTGTGTCAAAACTTACAGAAATACTATTGATGTAGTCGTCTGCGAAAACTTCTTGAGAAGAACTTACAACAAGTGTTTTTTCATTTACTAAATTGAGAGACTTTATCAAAGATTTTCCATTTATTGTGTCTTTAATCTCAAACGTAATGATATTTCCATTTGTAAAGATGTCATCTTCATTTTTTTCAAAATAGATAAAGCCATCTTCAAAGAAAACGTTTAGCTTTATTTCTTCTGATAAAGCTTCATCTTTATAAAGTTTTGAAGTCATGCTTACTGAAATTCTTTCATACTTAGACAAGTTTACATCAGAATAATGAGGTCTAAAGATACACAAAAGATTTTTTGTCTTTTTACCTTTTAAACAAACCTCATTTTGCGGGCAATAAACACTTAAGTCAGACTCAGCAATTTTATAGAAATTACGGTAACTTAAGACACTTTTTCCATTTTTGTCAAAGACCTTAACAGGACATCCATCTGAATATAAGTCTTCATATTTGATAGTGTGTCTTTCAACTTTAGACATATCAAAACGGCCATTTCTCATTTCAATGGCTTTACCGTTTTCATCACCAAGATAGATAAAATTACCAATACTATTTTTTAGCAATTTTTCATTAAAAGCTACACTGTCATTTACATGTGGTTGAATTGTGTCCCATTCATTGATGTCTATTGTTGAGCCATAACCTTTCTGCTTCAAGCATATTACATCTATAGCATTGTCATTTATGTCTTTTAATGACTCAGTTTCTTCAATTTCAAATTTTTGGTTATAGAACTGTTTTTGTTCCTCATAAGACTCATACAAAAGTGAAAGCGTAAAGTCAGACTTCAATTCTTCAGTTAGAAGAATTCCTGTTGAGATTTCTTTTACACCATTAAATGTTATTCCATTTGGAAGTGTAACTTGAACTTTCTTAAAAGTCTCATGAATCCATTCGCTTGTAATTGTAATGCCATCATTATAGAGCTCTTTTAATTTTGAGATAAATCCTTGCTGTCCAGTATTTACAATGTCCAAAACTCTTTTGTCATCTAATTCTTCATCAAAGTCTGAAGGCCATCTATAGAATAGACATTTATTTCCATCAAGTGTTGCAAACATATCAGATTGTCTGTTTTCATCTAAGAGCAAAGAAACTTTAACAAAAGGATTTTCTCTGTTAAATGAGACAGAATTAAATTTAATATAGTCTTTTGTATCATCACAGAAGAGCTTATCAACTCCATATGTATTTCCTTTGAAAACATAACCATCACTAAGTTTACATGCTTTAATAAGTGCATTTTCACTTATTCCATTCTTAATCATATCACCAAGACTAAGAGCATTTTGCATAATATTTTGAGGATTTCTCTGTAATAAGAACATATATGTTTGCTTATCAAAAAGGTAAACATCCTCATTAAAAGAATTCTTGATAGTTTCAACAACACCATTTTCATCATATTCATAGACAGTTTTATTTATGTCTAATGCATATGGTAAAATGCTAAATTCATCAACTTCATCAAGCTGTGACACTTCATTTTTTGAATAAAGCAAATTTGCATCTTCATATGAGTCAACTGACTGTATAAATTTTACTTTTAATGAATTATGGTCTGTAAAGTATTTTTCTTTAGAGTCGAGATAGTCCCATGGTTTTAAGATTGAAGCAGCAGTACTGATTGAAACCAAAACAGCAACTTCTTCAGACTCATTATTTGTAATAAACTCTGTGTTATTTGGAGAAATTGTAATTGAAGATGCATCTTTTGAAATTATTTTTCCAATAGCGCCAGTTGAAGCAGCAACAGCCAATAAGAACATATCACTTGTGATAGCATATGGAACAGAGCCATTTATTAGGCCAGCTCTTACAAAATTATTATAGATGTTATTCTCAGGTGTTTTAGACATATTTTCGTCTTCAGAATGTGCATCAATTTTTTCTGTATTTGTTAAGCTATACTCAGTATTGTTTATTGTAATGACGAAGTCATTTTTGTCTGTAGACTTTGTTCCTGTGATTGTTGTTCTGATTTTATTTCCAATTCTATAAACTGAGCTTACCTCTGCATCTTCAGCCATGTACTTATATCCAGTCATGTCAATAAGGTCAAGTTTCTTGAATGTTTTTCCATTGTCTTCTGAATATGCTAAGAATGGTCTTCTTAGTGTTGAAAGGTCTCTATCATTAATATTTTCTCTTCCAACAACTTTTGCGTAGAAGTTTATTGCTTCACTCGAATATTGATAATATCCACTGTAAATTTGAACATTATTTTCAACAAAGCTGTGAGTAATTTCGTACACTTTAGAAATTGTTGAGTTCATCTGGTTTTGATACTCAGTTATTGTTCCATCATTATCACTTCCAGTTCCATATTGAGTAGTATATGTTTCACTAGTTTTGCCATAAGATGGGAACTCCATTTCTGGTGCGAGAGACTTTACTTCCCAATTATTACAATTCTCAATATCATCACGTGTATATGTGTACTGTAATGGAAGAGTAAGAATATCATTAGACTTTGTTACAATAATTAAGTCTGTTGATGTAAGCTTTAAGCTTTTAATACCATTCTCAAGGATATTTGAAACTCTATTGCAACCAAGAATAATTTCATAAAAGTCTCTAAGATAGTTCATGTATGTCTGTCTACGCAACATTGCTTCAACAGTTTTTCCGCCTTGAATAGAAATATTTTGAGGAATTACGTAGTCTTCTCTTGCGTTTGGATTTATACTTGCATAAAGACCTTTATCTGACATCAAAAATTTTATTCCATTAATTGTCAGCTGATTTTCATATGCAGTGTCTTCATAATTGTTCAATGCTTCATCTGGTGTAATGATATGCCCTGCTACACCTTCAGAAAGTTTTGTTTCTCCAGTCAACCAGCTATAAAGCTCTTTTTGTGTTGTGTCTGGACCTTCAAATTTCTTTAAGTAATCTACAAAAAGGTCTTTTTGGTCAGAAACAAGCTGGTATGCTTCTTCAATAGACATATTATCGAATAACAAATATGACAAGTCTTTCTGTGAAGGAATTTGTGCTTTTTTCCAATAGAAGTCTGTTGTAGGTTTGTCTGGGTTGTAATTTCCACTTTCACCATCACGTACCCATTTCTTAATTGGAGACTTAACAAAAAGAGTATCTCCATTCAAGACTGCTTCATAACCTTCAAAATTATATGCCATAATAAGTGGCTTATCTCTGTATACAGCATAAAATCCATTCTTATAGTGAGGTGTAAGATTGTCTTTATCATACAAATAACCACCTTTTATAACTTTCAAGTCTTTTATTGTAAGATTTTCGATATTTGTATCAACTTCTTCTCTTGTTCTTACTAAGTTTACATCTTCACCGTCTCTTACACAAACAATAAAACATTCATCTACATTTGTATTTGGCCTTGGCAATAACCACAAGAACTGTGCCATATCACCAACAACTGAGTCTTTGTAATCTGCGCCATCAAAAATTTCTTTAATATCTTTTGTGATAGCTGTTCCGTTCTGGTATAAATAATTTGCTGTTGTGATAGACTTATCAGCTAAAATTACATGAGCATGTACTTTTGAAACAATATTTTTTGCTACAAGGCCATACAAATAAGAATTTGAGTATCTCCATTTTCCGACAAGTTTATCATATACATAATAACCAATAACACTTGAGCCAGAAATTTGAATTGATTGTTTTGATGACGGCAAAATGTCAAACTCAAGGTCTATAAAGTCGCCTTTCATAAGGCTTCCAATATTATATCCAGACTTTAGCTCAACTCTTCCTTTTCTTATAAACCTCTGGCTGTAAAGGTCTTCATCGATGTCTTTAAAGGAGATGTCTCTTACCAAAACTGCTTCATCATCTTTAAACTTCAAATTTTGAGCTTCAGTCATTTTAATAATGTCTTCATTATCAGTTTTCAATGGCTTTACAAACTGATACTCATTGAAGTCAACACTATTAAAACTTTGGTCAAACTCTTGAATAGGACTCTCTACAAATGGTGTTCCTTCTCCAGAATATGTAGCTTTTACTGAATAGCATCCTGCAAATGCACCATTGTTCTCAAGAGTATAAATCCATTTTGTATTTTCTTTATCATATATAATAGATGTTAATTCATCATTTAAGTCTAATACACTATAGTTCTTAAGTTCTTCATCAAGACTGTCGATATTAGCACAATTAAAGAAATAAATTTTATTTGTTGTTGCAACAACAAATACACGCTCTTTATAGTCAACAAATTTTACATCTTTAAAAGCATCATATTTACCATAATTATTGTTTGAAGGTGAGTCAAGAAGAGCAATATCAACGACTTCATCACCATTTTCAATATTTGAAATAGCATTAAGAGCTTTTTTATTTTCAAACATTACTGTTGTTGGGTCTTTTAAGTCGACTTTTCCTTCAAGAACTAAAAGATTTTTATAATATTCAAATCCTTCAATAACTTTTTGTTCATCAGAAAATTCAGAGTTAACATAGATTGGAGACTGAATTACTTTTTCTTCGAAAGAAGATTTTCCAAATTCCAAAGTATCACCTTCATATTGTGTCTCTTCATTTTTATTATATGGACGAATCTTTTTCTGTTCATTCAATTCCAAAGACTTTTGACTATATGACATTGGATTCATCTTAAATTTGTAGCCAAAAATAAAGTCAAACTGTTGGTCACCACCTAATGTAAGTTCATCGCCTTCACAAAGAATTCCTCTTAGATAAGGCTTGAAATGTATTGAGTTTGAGAACATTATTGGCTCGTTTTCAGATTTATATTCATTTCTTATTTTAATTTTTTCAAGGGACAAAATTCTGTCTTTTAATGACATTCTATCTGAGTCATAATTGAATCCTTCAACATTTTTAAGGAAGTAATTGTCAATAATTCCATTCTTTGTGAAAGTTTTTTCAATACTAAACTCAACAATATTGTTTATGATATTTTTAAAATATTTGTTATTTTCCTGTGAAATCATTAGTTTTTCTTGACCATTATATGTGTACAAAACTTTATTTTCATCATCACAGTAAATAAAATCTTCTACTAATGATACTTTTTCTACAGGTTGAGAATAGTTTACTTTTAGCCCATCTTCTGTATATTTATAGCCAGTAGAGAATAGATTTTCTTTTAGAACAACTGTTGAATTAAAACTTCCACGAACAATGTCAGTTACACCAAGATTGAGAGAATTATTTGCATTTTCATTTGAAATAGCATTTTCATATTCATTAAAATACTTATTTTGTGTATAGTTGAGTCTGCAAAGTACACCATTTAAAACGAAAATACATTTTCCATTCTGTCTAAACTGAATCTCATCTATGTGCTTATTATTTATTTTTGAAGGCTCAGCATTTTTGTAGAATACGCAATTTCTTTGTACCCATTTATTTGAAGATTGCTCATAAAATGCATAAGAAGTTTTATTATTAAGAACATAATAACTTAAAAGACTTTTATTTTCTGGTTCTGGAATATCTTCTAAACTTACACTTAAAGGTAATTCTCCTAAGAATGCACAAATAAATGAATTTTCATATGTTTGGTCATAAGAGAAAATTGCTGTGTCAAGATATTTTGTTGAAACAACTTTTCCACTTTCAACAACAGATTTGAAACCTTCAAAAACTCTTCTCATAACAGCTGTTTGAATTGCTGTAAATTTTGTTTGAGATGACATGAATTTGATATTATTTAAAACTTCATACTCACTAAGTTGAGCCTTAAAAATTGGTTTATCAATATCATGGATGCTATTGTCTTCTATCTCTTCTACTGTTCCATCATCTGATGAATAAAACTGTTCATTATAGTAGCTTTCAGACACATCATTGTAATAAGACTTTTCGAATTCTGAGTTGTTGTTTTCTTGGTTTACTCTACTGAAAAGATTATCATCTAATTTTCCAGTTCCAATTTTGATGTAATATGGAATTCCTGAGCCATAATCTTTAGTTTTTCTAAAAGTAGACAAAATATTTTTATCTGTGTTTACACCAGATGTATAGCCATTGATTGACACGCCAATCTTTGTATTATCAGAAACACGAGACATTTCATCGAGATACTCTTCAAAATAGTCTAGTGTTTTTTGACTCATGATATAAGTTTCACCATTATCAGAATAATTTGTATAAGCATTAATGTCTAGCAATAAGTCACCTTCACAGTTTAATGTAGATGGCTGTGAAAGTTTTATGCCATTTTTCAAATAGAGATACTTACACATTTTGTTAAATTGGTCTCTTACTTTTGACTGATTTTGAATATTTGTCAATAAAGTGTCTCTGAAGTTTGAGATGTCAATTGCAGGCAAAAATCTAAAGTTAGAGATTTCATGAATGTTATCTTTATAAATAAAGTTTTCAAAAACATTCTCATTTGTAGCCTGTTTATTTTTTGCTTCATTGATACGATATTTGAAGAAATCTTTTGAATTATCTTTTGGATAGAACTGAACTCTGCAAAGAACTTTTATTGTCTCATCTACAGTTATTTGCATAGGTTCAGTTACAGTGATTATGTGGTTGGCTTCGTCTATATCTTTAATAAAAACATCGTCAGGAATTGCTTTTCCAATGATTTGGTCACCTGTTGACAAGTAAGCCATTCTTTCAATTGAAGTCTCATCTTCAAAACGTATAATATCTGAGTCTTCTGTTAGTCTTGCATAAATTTCAAAATTATTAAATGTTTGGACTTCACCTTGGATGTTATTTTTCTTAATCATGATAAAAAATTAGTCAAAACAGCGAAAGTGTTAATCATCTTCCAAAAACATTTCCATCATATTTGGGTCGCCATATGCAAATTTATGAGAATTATCATCATTATCAAAAAGTGTCTGCACATCTTCATTTATCTTAAAATAAGGCATAAATGTCATTTTTGCGTCTTCGCTTTTATAAATGTCATTATCATTATATAAATGATTTTCTTTTAGATGCACATCATCTAAATTGTCATATTCTTCTTGTGTATAAGACTTATTAGTTTCAGACAAAATGAAATCGTCTGACTTTGGTAATGACACACTATATTTCTGAATCCAATCTTTTGCTGAATGGTAATAGTCATCGATGAAATCTATTTTATTCTTCTCATCTTTTACGTCACAAGTCTCATAATTTTTTGTTTCAGAATTATAATGAGTTTCAACAACTGTTGCTGTGTTGATAGAACCAAAATTCCAAGCATCACAAGCATAATTCATACAGTTCTGCAATAAGCCGAAAGTTCCGTATAATGGCTGAAGTTTTTGGTCTATCATATCATCATATTTATTTTTTTCAAATTCTATGATTGATACAAATTCGTCTTGTCCAGTCAGCAATGTATAAGAAGAATCTTTAGTTGGAAGCTTATTCATAAAAATATCTTCAGGCAATGGAGATAATAATAGTGCTCTATTTGGAAGCATTTCTTCAAAAAGTTTTTTATCACATTCTATAATGCCTGCTACAGCTAATTTTTTATCAGATATTGCACCGTAGTCTTTTGCCAGTTCTTCTATATAATGGTCACGTGAAATGTCAATTGCAGCTTCTTCGACTTGCCACAAATAATATTCTTTATAGTATTCTTCAAATGTGCTATACAAATTATTTATTGTTCTTTTAATGTCATCTAAAGGTGGTCTACTTGACAAAAGCTTATTGTTATTTTTAAGCCAATCGACATATATAAAGCTTAGTTTTTTATACAAAATTGGTCTATTTTCTTCAAAAAGAGAAATGTATTCTTTTGCTATTTTGTCAAGATTTTTCCAATGTTTATCATTATATAAAAGCTTGTCTTCTTCTGCTGCTTTGATAAGCTCATCAAAAGCCACTTTTAATTTATCATAAGTTTCGCTAAATTTTACAATGTCTTTTGCAATTATAGAATATTTTGAGTTGCCATCACCTTCACCAATAAGTATAAATAGACATGTAAATTTTTTAGAACAAATTGAGCTAAAGTCTTTTTCAGCATTATCACTCTTATAAATTGCTCTCATTGCCATGTGAGACTTTATACGAGGAATTGCTTTAATGTTAAAATAAATCGAGTCTGGAGTAAAGTGTCTTTTTGCATCAATTTCAATTGGCTCACCACATGTCATATTTCCATAAAATACAACTTTCTTTCCAGCGCTGTCTTCATTATTTTCTGATAGCTTCAAAACTAAACCATATTTCGAAGTCTCTGCATCTTGTGCTTCTTTAACTTTTAATTTGACTTCATCTAATGATGCCTGTCCTTTACTAATATCGAATTGCACAAATGCATTTGAAATACCTAAAACTTGGCTTTCAAATGTTTTTATGCCATTATCAAATTTTAAAATATCTCCTTTTTGAACGTAACCGTCAGAAGCCATATTAGTGATGCCATACTCAATTTCAGATACTGGCCAATCATTTGCATTTCCATTCTCATCATAAAATGTTTCCTCTGTGTAGTCATTCCAAGAAGATGTGTTTAATTTGATATTCAACTCATCTTCGAATGTAGTCATAAACTGTTCAGGCGACATATACATACAGCCATCTTGGTGAGGGTCCGGTGTAAATTTACCGATGTTCATTAGTCTGTATGCAATCTTTGCTGAGTCAAGTTTATCAAAAATATCTTTATTTTCATTACAATATATCGTATGGAGCTGTTCTGTTGCCTCATAGAAATTTGTCATCTGAGCATATTTTTCAAATTTGCTGCTATATTTTTTACCATATACAATAGATTTCTCTAGTCGCTCTGGATAGTGATTTATGAGCCCATCTTTACAAAAATATGCCCAACGTTCATATTCAGCAAATGTATTTATAATTTTTTCATTAGAAGGCCAAATCTCAAATTGTGTGTAGAAAGGATTAACTGGAACATCAACATTCACAACAGTCAACGTATTTGGATTTTCATGAACTGTAATTTTATTGTTGTCAGCATTTACCTCAACAGCATAAGTCGCTTCTTCTGTTATTGAAGAAATATGTCCTTCTTGATACTCGCGCCAATTACTATTTTGTCCACCAATCTTAATTTTTTGTCCAACTTTGAAGTCATTTTTAATTGTGCGTGTTGTTGACAATCCATCTTTTAACTCATCATAGTCTTTTTCATCAATTACTTTTTGCAATGGATATTCATACAAAACAAATTGTGAATAAGGTGTTGGCCAAGCTGTTCCATAGAATTTTGCAGGCTCAACCCAACGTTCTGGAAATTTATATGACTCATTCGTCCAGTCTAATAAACGAACTCTCTTTTTGTACAAAACATGACTTTTATTTATTTCTCTTTCAGCAGTCTTAAAATTGTCAGGCATATTTTCAAATGCACGAAGCCATTTAAAATCGACTGAGTATGGATTAGATACTTCTTCATCTGTTCTATTATCATCAAAACATTTATATGGAATAACTTGAGCTGCTGGAAAAACCGTAACGTGCTGGAAAATATCACTTCCAAACATTTCATACCCAGTTTTTGAACCAAAAAATTTACGTCTCATCGAATGATTGAGCAAATTACGGATTTTTAATTTTGCTGCTTCTTCAATTTTTGCGTCTTCAATATGGTCTTCTGTCACTGATGAGTAATCAAATTTTGTAGACAACCAATTAAAAAATACTTGGTCTGGAATATAGTCAATAATTGACGCAGCTTGTGCTATATCATCTTCAAACTCATTTGTTGTCAATAGCTCCATAAAGTCTGGGTGGTCTGGATATAATACTGACAAGTAACGATAAGCTTCATGGAGCATTAAGTCTACTTCTGGTAAAAGTGCGCCATCAATTTCAATTCTACGACCTTTTTTAGAATAGTCTACTTTATACTTAAAGTCATCTTCTGTTAGAGTGTCTTCATATGTAGGGTCATCTTTTATGTAGTCAAGATATTCTTTGTAATCTTTTTTATAGTTTGGATTCCATTTCTTTTCTGGTACTGGGCCATAGTCTTTTGCTCTTACGCCATTTACATATTTTGCAATAGTTAAATTAGAAATATTTCCTTCATTATCAATAGTTTCAACACCATCTGTGTCTTCATTATATGTCAAGTCATTCATAACGATTGAATAACCGAAGAACCATTTCCAAAGGTCATTCTTAATCATTGAATGCGCAAAGTCATACATGTCCATTGGTGGCATCTCATTTGTAATTTGAACACGTTTTTTAGCGTCAAACTCATCACGAGATGTAAAACTATTGAAATTTTCTTTATAAAATCTTGTATTAGGCTGGAATCTTTCCATAAAAAATTAGTTACATTTTAAGAAACGATATGTCGCTCTTAAGACGCGCTAAAATGTCGCTATCATACACACGAATAGGTGATATGCTATTTGCAAAAGGTCCAGCAACTACTGTATTGACATCATTATAAACATCAATTTGTTCTTTTATCAATTTGATGTATAATTTTGTTTTATACAATGATGCTTCTGGCCACATATTTGCAGGAATTGTGATAGTCCAAAAGTCCATACCTTCTTCTGTCAAACAAACTAAGTCTTGTGCAGAAATTGACTCTTGTGAATATTCAAGAAGATTATCAACATTTACAGAACCAAGAACATTCCATCTGATTGGTGTCTTTCCTTTTACAGGTTTCCATTCAATTGGGAATACACAATTTATGTAGTCTTTTACATATTTTGCAGGTTTATCTTGGTGTTTATAATTCCATTCTTTATTTTTAAGATTATCATTCCATTCCTTAGACTTGAATTGATAAAGTCCATCTGTTGGCTTAAATACATAACGGATTTCTCCATCAACATTCATACGAATAACTTCACGAGCTTTTGGATTATCATTTATATTTTCTTTGTATGCAAGCCATGCATTCCAGTCTTTTTCTTTAGCGTATTCAACTTTTACATAAATACGATAAACTTTATCAACTGTCAATGGAGGATGATCAGCATCCATGATTGCTTCACGCTTCATGTCAAGAGTATTTTGAAGTTCGTAGAATACAACATTATAAATGTCTTTTTCTTCATCATTTAGCTCTTTTGGAGATTTTGCTGGCTCTTCATTTGTATGAATTAAATCAATTGTAGACTCAAGCTGACGCATAACCCACATTGTTCCATCTTCTTTATTAAAACGTTTTCCAATAAAATACAAGCGATAACAATACAAGATATTCAAATATGCGAAGAAGAAGTCATCTATTTCATTTTTAACGATATTTTGTTCTTGGAGATAGATTTGTCCCATAATAGTCTTCCAGTCATTGTATGTCCAATCTAATGGGTCTTTTACAATAATGTCAGACATCATTTCAATCGTTGTTTCTAAATATGAAATCAATTTATTATAGCATTCATTTATTTTTTCTTTTTTTGTTTCATGCTCACTTTTCTTGTAAAAAAGTCTGATTGCCATATCAATCCAATAATTGTACAAGATGTGCTTTTTGTCTGCTTTTACAGTAACAAATTGCTCATCGTCAATTTTCTTAAGACCACATGCTTTTAATACACAAGCATCAACATTATTTATCAAAACTTTTCTTATAAGCTCGAAGTTTAATGAATTAAAAACGTCTTTTGACATTTTTAGATAGCCTAATTCAGAGCGACAATATGACACAAAATTGACTACAGGTTCTTTAATACTGAGCTTAGCTACTTTATCTGTATCATACAGCTTAAACAAAATTGAAGTACAAATCTTATTTATAGCATTTTTAAGCGCATTATCCATCTGAATTTTTGTAAAGTTTTGTAGTGCATCAAATCCATGAGTTGACATAACAGTGATATTTGGAGAACCAAGAATTGGCCATGAAATCATATTTGCTCTTTGAACACATGACATTGGTAATTGGCTAATTTTAATGTTATCTATATTTCCTTGAGCTCTATTAACATAATTGCTAACATCATAAGTAAAGTCATTCATAGCTGTAAATTTCTCGCATGATGAGTCAATACCTTGCCAACCAGACAAAATTCCTACACCTTCAATTCCAAGCTCAGATGAAGTTGTCCATACAATATCGCCAACTCCGTTATTTAAGCCACTTCCAGCTTTTCCAGTTATCATACTTACAAGACCTGAAAGTCCTGATGTTTGTTCTTTTTTGCTGAAAGACGTAATTGTATGTCTTAAACCAACTTTAATTTTTTGAAGTGGTGATGTTGTCATCTTCTGTGTTTCATTTATATTTGCTAAATGTATTGGAAGATTCTCTGCAGAACCACGACTAATAACATCATTCTCAATATTCATGTCGTAATATTCTGTTGTATTTGCCAAGTCTACATACAAAAATGGCATGTATGTATACACAGTTTTGACCTTTCTTTTAATGAACAAGAACTTTGCATAGTATTCAGTTACATTTGTATAATATCTTAGATAAACAGGAGCTTTGAAAATATAAGATGGACCTTTTGTGTATCTATCATTGATATTATCACAACCACAAAAATATAAATATTTTGGGCTATTTGTGATGCCTTTATTATATTGTACAAGCTGAAGCTTTATCAATTCTTCTTCATATGCTGAACTGCATGTCAATACAAATCCAGTTTTTTCACCTTGTTGCTGTAAATCTTTATCTACTGCTCCATCTTTAAATTTATTGACAAGATTGAATAACGCTTCTTTCTTTCCAGTCTTTGTAGTCCAATCCAAGAATTTATGGGCAGTAATTTTCCAACGAACATTTGGGTAATCTTGCATATCATAAAACTTAACTGTTCTTTCTTCAAATCCTAAATATTGTCCTTCACATACTGGCACTTTAAGATAGACTTCTGAGCCAAAGTCAGTCATCTTAGACAAAATTGTAAATGTCCACCATTCAAGTCCTGTAAGTTTGCTCGCCAATTTACGTGTATTATATACTTTTGTCTTAAATGTGAGTTTATCTCTATTGTATATAATTTTTGAGCCATTATGTGTTTCTGGAAGCTTAAACTCAAACTGCAATGTATGTCTATTAAATGAAACTTTATTTGCTTCAAATGTTTTTGTAATCATTTTTTTGCAGTAAACAAGTTTCTTGTAATATTCATATGAACCTTCTTTCAAATATGAAAGCGCCTTTGTTGGTGAGAACTTATATTTTCCCTCTTCTATATCTGCTGACTTTGTCTTTGAAACTTCATTCTCTGTTATTAAATTATTAAATCCTATTTTTGGAACTTGATTAGACACTAATGAGTCTTTTTTATAGTAATCTCTTAAATGGTATGGAGAATATTCTGAGCCATGAGGACCACCATAAATTGCAGGAGAAAGTCTATTGATGCCAACAAGCTTAGACATTTGTGAAGCATCTTTTTTATTTGAGTTTATTGAGTTTTTTGCCAATGAAGCAGTTGTATTGACTGAATAATTCTCAGATGAAGCTTCATCACTTTGTGAAGATTGAGAGTCCAATGACTGTTCTGTTTTCTCAGTTTGGTCTTCACCTTCAGAATTCATCAAGTTATCAATCATTGTTCTACCGAACATTCCGCCATTTTGGTCAACAGTAACTGGGCCGCCAAAGTAACCACCATTCATGATGCATTCTTTTCGTGCGATTGTTTTCAAATAGTTTAGGTCACGGCCTGAAGCTGCTCCATAGTCTGCTCCAGCTACTTGATTCAACAAGTTTCGCATTTTAACATCCATGTTTGTAGTACCATCACTCTCAGATGAATAGAAAATACTCCAATATGGATTTTCCATCGTATTTGCTGCGCGTGCGATGTAACCAATAAAGTCTTGATGCTGGAAAATAGTTCTCAAGTCTTTTTGAGAGTCATACGCATAGTTAACTACAAGGTCATCATAAAATGACATGTATGGAACTTGCAATCCTGGGCCTTTTAATTTAATTCCTGCAAGAGTCCAATGTCTGTCTTTTAAATATGGCATCCACCATGCTGAAAGTGGATAGTCTGAAGGACGCCAATTTTTAGTACAATCGAAAAACAGTTTTGAAACTGCTGAACCAACAGCATTAAATACAAGAGCTTTATCATTTGTATAATTTTGATTTTCAGCATCTGCTAATGGGTTGTCTTGTCTAATGCGATAATTCAAATAAATGTCCATTGGTCCACCATTTATTTTTGGGATCATTAGACCTTCTTGGATATAAACTGATAAGTCCCATTCTGTTAAATATGTTGAAACAATACCAGTTGAACCTTCTGCTACCCATTGAAGATAATTTATCCAATCTGAAAGAGTTTTCATTCCAACATCGCGGAATGTCACATCTTCTCTGTTTATCAAAAATTGGTCTTGGTCAAAAGTTGGATTTGGATTTTCCAAAAGAACTTTTTCCATTCTGTTTGTTTTTTTACCAAGCTCAATTTCAGAACCAAACTTATATGGAGGAAAACCTAATGATGTATAAAATCTTTGTGTACGCTCTTCACTATAATTCTGATTTAAAAACTTCCAATCATACGCATATGTTAAATTCGAGCGTGTTCTTAATGAACCTTGGATTGAGTTTGTAAAGGCATTTTCAACTAAGTCAACTGTTCTTAATGTTCCAGTAACATTTCCAAGTCGCCACTGTGCATCGGAATTTGTACCAGTCATATATGAGTCATAATACAATTGTAAATATTCAACTTGTGTTTGTAAGTCTAATTCACCATAGATTTTTGCCATTTCAGCTGAGTCTTGAAGACCTTCAGAATTAATGATATTTCCATTCTTCATCAATTCGTAATCAGATTTAGACTTTTCAATTTCAGTTATTGTTGAGTCTTTTCCAGCTTTCATACCTTCAAGCATGCTCTGAAAGTTCATAGCATCTACTGCGCCTGAAGATAATTTTCTTTGAGCAGAAAAATAATTAATAACAGAATCTTTTCTCTCTTTAAAAGATGAAATATTCCAAGTTGTGTCTGTATTTCCACTTGTCCAATAGTCTTTTGTATATTCAATTGCCATAAAATTACTCCATTGATAGACCTTTTATTGAAGGGTCTGACAATATTCTATTAAGTCCAGCATCAGTTGACTTACTTCCAGCTTTTGAAGCAGACTTAGTCAAAGATGCATATGCATCCATTGTTTCATTCATCTTTTTCTCAGTCTCTTTTTTAATCTGTTTAGCTTGACTTACAATTGCAGAAGCTTCATTGATAATTGCAGTTGCTTTTCCATCTGTTTCAGCATTTGCTGTTTCAATTGCAGTTTTTGTAGCTTCTTTAATAAGTTGGTCTTTTATTTTACTTAGATTATCTCTAGAGAATGTTTTTTTCACTTCCTCTGCAGCCTGTTCCCAAGCTTCTCTTTTCTGTTCCAAAATTTCTGAAACTAAGTCTTTAAGAGCTTGTTGCCAACCACCCATTGCCATGTCACCAAGAAGTGCAACAGAATGGGGGTCAATCATACCAATTGTACTTGAGAACTCATTCATTAAATTTTGGATTTGTTCAAGCAATTCCATTATTTGGTCCATAGTACAATCAAGATTTAATAGACTGAACAATAACTGGATAAGTTTTGCAACAATCATACAAACTATTCCAATAATTTTTGATACTATGATTTGAACGATATATCCAACGTTTGGTGGATTGAGCCATGCTCCAGCAGCTAATACTACAATCTGAATCACCAGCATAATTGTAGATATAACTTTTTTAAGGATTGACATTAAGATTTTTATAAT